CGACAACTGAGAAAGGTTCTGCTTTAGCCGCAGGAGACATTTTTCAGGCTATATCAGTTCCAGCTAACACACTAGTACTACAAGCAGGTATGCAATATGATACTGCTCTAGACTCTAGTGCGGCTGGAGTTACCTTTAACTTAG